AAACCACTTACTCAACAAGTGGTGGTGGTGGTGGATATTAAAAATTAAATTATGTTAGGAAAATTATTTTCAGGTGGAGCTGCAGAGCTAGTAAAAGGTGTTGGTGGAGTTATAGATAACTTACATACTTCTGGTGAAGAAAAACTAGAAGCAGAAAGAAAGATAAAAGAATTAATTGCCAATTATGAAGTGGAGATGGAAAAAAACATCACAAGTAGATGGGAGGCAGATTTAAAATCAGACTCATGGCTTAGTAAAAATGTTAGGCCATTAGTATTAATATTTTTAATAGTATGCACCATGCTATTAATATTTATAGACGCAGGTGCATTAAAGTTTGAAGTTAGGTCATCATGGGTTGATTTGCTTCAATTAGTATTAATAACAGTGATCGGCGCTTATTTTGGCGGCAGATCATTTGAAAAAGTAAAAAAATAAAATTATGGGACAAAATTCAACAGAAGTAGCTTACGGTTTTGGACAATTTGGATCAACTTATTTAGATGGTAATGGATCAAAAATAGATTTAGATGGCGCAACCGCTAAATACTATGTTTGTGCAATATCTTTTCTTGAAGATTCAGCTTTTAGCACGGATCCAACAGGTTTAAATATATTAGATGGTGGTGTAGATTTAGGTATGGGTAACACTCATTTTATATCATCAGAAGATACACAAACTTTAGATACAGATTGGGGTGCGGTTACAGACGCTGGTGATGATGACGGGAAAGTAATTGGTAGCCAAACATTTCCAAAAGGTTTAACTATATACGGGATGTGGGACTATGTAGAATTAGAAAGTGGTGCTTGTATTTGTTACGTGGCACCAAGACCAGATTATAGAAATAGAGCATAATGTTAGGAATAGGAAATAGCGTAAGTAGTTCTGTTTATAATCAATACGGTGGTGTGTCTGGTTTTTCTATGTCTTTTGACGGTACAAATGATTCTATAGCATTTACAGAAACACAATTTGATATAGAAGACACTGGCGACACTTTATCTATAGCTTTTTGGGCCAAAAGAACAGACAATAATGATATAGCTGTTGTTTTAGGTAATTCAGCTGGTGGGTCGAAAAGAATTGTTTTTTTTGACAACGATGGTGACTTGCTAACAATAACCGCAGACAAATCAGCCGGTCAACACGCGGACGCTCCGGTTACAGCAGACACAAACTGGCATCATTACGTAATAACACTGAGCGGACAAAGCGGTAATGTTGCTGTTACAGCTATGTATGAAGACGGGTCTGCTGTTACTGTAACTAATACAAACCTGGGTGTAAGTAATAATTTTGACTTGACTTTAAATAGAATTGGTACAGACGCTACTAGTGATGGAACTAGAGAGTTTAAAGGACTTTTATATCAAGTAGCTATATGGACCGCTGTTTTAGACGCGGACGCTGTGTCTGCTATATATAATTCTGGCACACCTATAGATATTCAAAATGATGCAGGAAATTATGATAATTCTGGAGATTTAATTCATCTTTGGGATTTTAACGAAGGTACTGGCAGTACAGCTGGTGATCAGGTTGGTAGTCTTGATGGTACTATCACAAACGCTACTTTTAGTAGTACAACACCATCATAGTAAATTAAATTAACTTAAATTAAATAAAAAAAATGGCAACAACAAAAGTAAAAGGTACAAGTAAAAAAATTAAAGAACTTAAAGGAGAGGATATTAGACCTCAAAAAGTAACAGAACAAGAGTTGGCACAGCTACAAGCCGCTATTAAAACTATTGATAATTTAACAGGCGAAGTAGGTGGTATTGAAGTTAGAAAACACTCTTTGTTAAGAGCAATGGAAAGCGTGCACTCACGTTTGGAAGCTCAACGTGTTAAACTTCAAGAAACTTATGGTACTGACAATATAAATCTTCAAGACGGAACTATATCTTATCCAGAAACAAATACAGAAAATGGCGAAGCTAATAAGAAAGATTAGTATAGGTAAAGACTATAAGAACGACGCTATGCATTACGCTGTAGGCCAAGAAGTTTATGGTGGACATACTATTTGCGATATACTAGAAGAAGATGATAAGTATTCTATTTATATTAAAAAGAAAAAAGATGTATTACCTTGGAAAGACTTTAATAAAAACATGGCTGTGTCTGTAGAGTACAATCTTGAATACTAATGAAAAGCGTTTACAACTTTGTTGTAAAGCCAAAAGGAGAAAGATATAACAATACTAAAAAGCTAGATGGTGGAGAGTTGATACTTAACACAGAAATTTTTAACCATCAATATGTTAATAGAGAAGCTGTTGTTATATCAACACCTATAATTGGTGATACAGATATAAAGCCTGGCGATACAGTTGTAGTGCATCATAATGTATTTCGTAGATGGCATGACGTAAAAGGTATAGAAAAAAATAGCAAGGCTTATTTTAACGAAAATACTTATTTTATAAACCACGATCAAATATTTTTATATAAAAGAAATGAAAAGTGGATAGCTCCAAAGGGTTATTGTTTTGTAATACCTTTAAAAGCTACAGATCAATTTAATATTGAATCTGAAAAACCTTTACAGGGTATTGTTAAATATTCAGATGGTACAGTAAAGGTTGGTGACTTAGTTGGTTTTAGACCAAATAGTGAATACGAATTTATAGTAGATGGTGAAAGACTATATAGAGTTTTATCTAATTTTATTACAATTAAATATGAGTATCAAGGAAACGAAAAAGAGTATAATCCAAGCTGGGCGAAAAGCAGTTGATGAATTAATCAAAGTAGCAGAAGAAAAGATTATTACAAATACAGAAGACGATGTATCAGCTGATAGATTAAAAAACGCAGCAGCTACTAAAAAACTAGCTATATTTGACGCGTTTGAAATACTTAACAGAATACAAGAGGAAGAAAACTTGTTAGAGGGTAAAACACCTGAAGAAAAAAAGCAAACTACTTTTAAAGGGTTTGCAGAAGGAAGATCTAAGTAATGTACGAGCAAGATTTAGTAAAGACTGTTGAACCTATAAAAAAAACGACGATAAGTCGTCTTAATAAAGGTAAAAAATGGAAACACGGGTACGATAAAGAACACGATGTTATAGTATTGTCTCACACTGGGCAGATAGGTGAAATAATAGAAATACAAGGTTTAGTCATTGCTTTGCCAAAAGTTCCGAAGAGTGTGTATAGCAACGATAAAAACAAATGGGTTAAGTTTGAGCAGCCGAAAGAATTAGAACGTTTAAAAAATATATTTGACTGGAGGTCATATCCTGAAGAACAAAAAGAGCAGTGGTATGATTATATAGACGAAGAGTTTAAAAGAAGAGAAGAAGGCTTTTGGTTTACAAACAATGGTAAGCCAACTTGGATAACAGGTACTCATTATATGTACTTGCAATGGAGTAAGATTGATGTAGGCGCACCAGACTTTAGAGAAGCTAATAGGTTGTTTTATATATTTTGGGAAGCTTGCAAAGCAGATAAAAGATGTTATGGTATGTGTTACCTAAAGAACAGAAGATCAGGGTTTTCGTTCATGTCATCTGCAGAAACAGTTAATTTAGCCACTCTTGCAAGTGATAGTAGATATGGGATACTTTCTAAAACAGGTGCAGATGCAAAGAAAATGTTTACTGACAAAGTTGTTCCTATATCGATTAATTATCCTTTCTTTTTTAAACCTGTACAAGATGGTATGGATCGTCCTAAATCCGAGCTTGCTTATCGTGTACCTGCTAGTAAGTTTACAAGAAAAAAAATTACAGCTAATGAAAAGCTGGAAGATATACAAGGGTTAGATACAACTATTGATTGGAAAAATACAGGTGACAATAGCTATGACGGTGAAAAACTAGCACTGCTAGTACACGATGAAAGTGGTAAATGGGAAAAACCTGATAATATATTAAACAACTGGCGAGTTACAAAAACATGTTTAAGACTAGGTAGTAGAATAGTTGGTAAATGTATGATGGGTTCAACATCAAACGCTTTGGACAAAGGAGGCGATAACTTTAAAAAATTATATAATGCATCAGATGTCACTAAACGAAATAGAAACGGTCAGACAAAATCTGGTTTATACTCTTTGTTTATCCCAATGGAGTGGAACTACGAAGGATTTATTGATGAGTACGGAGTTCCAGTATTCACTACTCCTGACACAGATGTGCTTGCCCCAGACGGTGAACTAATAGATATAGGCGTAATAGATAACTGGCAGAACGAAGCTGATGGTTTGAAAGATGATCAAGACGCTTTAAATGAATTTTACCGTCAGTTTCCAAGAACTACAGAGCACGCGTTTAGAGATGAGACAAAAAACAGTATATTTAATTTAGTAAAAATATACGAGCAAATAGACTACAACGAAGAACTAGGTAGAACTTTAGGAATTACAACTGGTAATTTTCAATGGGTTAATGGCATAAAAGATTCACAAGTAATATTTTACCCAGACAATAAAGGTAGATTTAAACTTAGCTGGGTTCCACCTCAGCAATTACAAAATAGAGTGGTACTTAAAAACGGTATAAAATATCCTGGTAATGAACACATGGGAGCATTTGGTTGTGACTCTTATGATATAT